TGTTGATGCCCTCTGTTGATTTTTTCAGTGATGAATTTAATGTTTTGGATATTGTTGTTGCAGTTTTTTTCAACCCAACATTCATTTTATCCAATTCAGTTAATGTTTTTTTTGCGGAATCCCTGATTTCTTTGTACAAATCTGCCTCTGCAATATCACTCCTTTTTATTTGCCCACTTGCCATATTCTTGTATTATTGTATAATATTCAACAACTGTTGTTTCTTTTAAATTTACTTTAAACCCCAACCATTTTGATAAATGCAAAACCGTTGTTTCAATGCTTTTACCATCACCAAAATTTATGTTTAAACGTTCAATTTTTGCATCAACAATTTCAATTTCTGTTAATTTAAAACGTTTATTTGTTTGAACATAATCACATTGTAATTTTGCTTTTTTACGCAATAAATTCATGTAACGTTCAAACTCTTTTGATAAACCAAACCGTTCCAAATACTGATCATACAATTTATCATATTGTATTTGGTTGTTTTTTTCATCATCAATCAGATCAATTGTAACATATTTTAAAAACCCATCACTGCATTTCTGCCAGTTATACATTGGCATTTCATCAATTGATTCCCAATATTTTACGTGCGTATTTAATGTACTGTTGCCTGATCTGTTCCGCATATATTTCCAAATTCTGTTCATCCAATCCTAAAATATTTGTGTTCCACCATGATTGATCCTGCATTACTGATGCATCTGCATTGATTAAAATGCTATCTTTTAACACCGTAATAAACATTGATTGATAAAACGCACCTGTATCCTTTAATGTGTACGGTGTTTATTTCATCAAATTTGTTCACACCACGTTCAAACAACTGATCCTGCCTGATAAGATCCAACACCAATTTTTTAATTTGCGGTGTGTTTGCCTCATACCATGCCAATGCATCATCCAATGTTAATGCCTTTTTTAAATGCGTTTCAACCAATGTGTTGCCAATCATATTTCAAATTTACGAAAATTTAAGGTTTTTTATATAATAAAAAAAAGGGATGTAAACAAATACATCCCCTTTTTAATATTTAAAACCATAAGTTAAACAGATTTTTTCACTGATTTTCTGTTTACCTTTTTAGGATTGCACAATTTGTATGCCTGTTTTACTGTTTCACTATTCAAATAATGAAATTGTTTTAATGCATCTTTTTGTGTTAAATCTTTTAAAACTTCAACCCTAAATGTTGATTTTCCAACCGTGATATATTCTGTTTTTCCCATAATTTTATGCCGTTATTGTATTAACAGATCCCTCAAATCCTGTTTTTGCAACTGATAATTTAAGGTTTACACCTGATGCCAATCCTGCACTTGTATAATCAACAATGTACGTGCCATCTGGCCCCTCTGTAACCGCATCAATCGTTACGGTTGTACCTGCATCAACATTTTCCAATAACCAATCACTTGATGCCGTTGCACCTTTGTACAGAATTGGATTGTATGCCGTTCCATAATCTAAATTTGCAGAAACAGTAATTGCGGTTGTTGTTGCACTTGCAACTGTTAATTCAACATCCAATAACCCCTCTAAACTGTTAAAATCAATACCTGATTCCTCTGCGGTGATCATTTTCATTGTTGATTCATCAAACAATCTGTTGAAATCAAAACCTAACATGATTTTTTGAACTGTTGAATCTGTTGCAAACATAAATTTTGGATCCCATGAATCATTGTCCACTGGAATTGGGTATAAAAATCCGTTCACCTCTGATCCAATCAAATCACCCTCAACATCAACAATGTAAATTCCAAACTGCACACAACGTGATGCCTGCAATTTTCCCAAAAATGTTGGTGTTGAATCATCCTGCCATAATTCACCTGCAAAAGATCTCACACCTTGACGTAAATATGCTTTACGGCCACTGTTTGCCTCTTCAAATAATGAATCCGCCTTTGGTAATTCAACGTTTTCAAATTTAGGTAATGGAAACCAACGTTTTGATGCATCCGCCTCATTAACGTAATCACTCCATGTTGGTATTGATGCACTTAAATCAATACCGTTTTTTGTACCATCATTTGCCATTAAAGGCACTAAAATTAAGGAACTTGTTATTCCCTGTACAGGAACACAGTTTGGTACACCTGTGTTACTTAAACCTGCATTACAATCACATGATTTCATATGTTTATTTTTTTAATTATTATTAATTTATTTTAATTCTGTTTAACATTTACAATTTGCACGGTATTTACTTAACGTAATATTCAATGAAACACCTGATAAATTGGCATCCAATATGTTTTCAACTGCACCCTGATCCGTTTCAACACCAAAACGTGAAAACGTTTTGTATGTATATTCATCAACAGTTTTGTACATTCTTAAACTTTCAACCGTTTTAATAAATTCCTGCATCAAATTTCCCATTGGTGTAACCACTTGTTTACGGTGATCTGCCGTGTAATACTGTGATGGATCCGTTTCATCTAAAAAAAACAGATTTGTAACAATATCACGTTCAATGGCGGATTCCCTGCCGTATCCTGTTTCACTTATTATTTCAAGTAACCAAATCAACGGCAATTTTTCCTCTAAATTATTTGTTGCAATTGTCCATTCACGGTTTGTTGCCAATTTTGTACCTGTAATAAAAAACGGTTTTTGCAATGTGCAAATACCATCCAAATTAATTACAGGATCTGTTTCAACCAACTGTGTTGCAATTATCCATTCATCAACAGAAACATCATTTATCAGAAACACAACACCATTGGAATCAGTAATTGTTTTACCAACTCTGGCCCATTTTGTATGGCAAAAATATGTTTTACCATCTGTTGCATTGTATTCACCATCAATTTTATTGTTGATGTGATCAATAATTTCCTGTATTTCAACGGTTGCATCAATCATATCCAATACGTTGTTAATTTTTTATGCCCATTGTAATGTGGGTAATCACTTGAATTATCACAAATGTATTGTTGAATTGCATGATACGTAAACACTCCCTGATTATAACGTGTATAAATTTGTTGTGATAGTGTTGATATATTTTTGCTATTCTCGCCAACAGGTGCAACATTTCCTGATACCCAAACCTGATTTATCTGATCCTTTAAGTATTCAAAATAAATGAATCCTTTGATCATATCAACCATACCATCACTGATAATAATATTACATGTGCCACTTTCATGCATGAATGCATTATAAATTGCCAAATACTTTGGATCCTGTGGTACAAAAGTTAATGGATCTAAATCGGCCACAAATAAATTATACAAATCAACACCCAACAATTCTGCCAATAATCTGTTTGTGTACAGATCAATGTAACCGTTGATTTTCTGTTGTTCATAAATGCCTGTTGCCAATTCCCATTTACCTTTGCCAAAATCTGCGTATGTGATATTTAAAACGTTTGCCATTGTAATATTATGGTTTTATAACTGCATCATTTTTTATTTGATGCAGTTTTTTTAATTGATTTTTTTGCTTTCACTTTTGATGGTGCCACCTTTTTTTTAACAACAGGTGCAGATTTTTTGGGTTTTGGATCCGTTGAATCAACAATTTTACCAACAACTTTATTTCCTGCACTGCGTTTTTTCTTTTTTGATTTGCACCCCTCACATTCGTTTTCTGCATGATCATCACAATCACCAATGCAATCATCATTTGGTGCCATACTGGCAATCCCATTTGATAACAAATATTGTGATGTGTTGCCGTTTGAATCAATAATTTGATCCTTTTTTAACGTTCCCCAATCTTTTAATATTTTTAATTTCATAATGATTGTTTTAATCTGTTAAACAAATATTTATTTTGTGATTGCAGTTAATGCCGTTGCAATATCAGTACATTTCATAAATGCATCTTCATGAACTTTTGGCACAAAAAATTGGATTCTTTGTAATGCTTTAACAGTAACAATTTCATGTTCAAAATTATCATTGTTTTCATAACTAAAATCAACCGTTACACCTTGTCTGTCTAAAATTTGGCCCTTTGTAGAATCCAAAACATAAAGTGAATTTGGTGAAACCAACGGTGATGTAATTACCTGCATTCCATTCAAAACTGAATCACCATTGGCAACAAAGTTTGGCAATAAATAATCACCCTCTGAATTTTTTGCATGCATGAATTTAACCCAATCATTGTAATTCATAATGATTGTATCTGCATCATATGCCATTTCCTGCCCAAACGTATAAATTTGTGCTTTCATTGCCCCTGTTAATTCTGCCAATGTTGATGATGAAAATGCCCCAGTAAAAGGTGCCAAAACATTTGCAGGATCAAACACAGAACTGATTGAATCAATTGAAACAATATCTGATGTACCCTGTAAAACTGCACTGTCTGCCTTTAATCTGATTGATGATGATACAAGATTTTCAATTTCAGATGTAACAAAACTGTAATCATCCATCATATCAATACACACATCAACATAATCACGAACTTTTGCAATTTGAACTGTACGTGTTTGCCATTCAACATCTGTTGTTGTTGTGTTTGTTGCACAATTTACAACAACCCCTGCATCTCTTGTTACACTTTTTTGTTCTCTGTATTTGATGTACTCTGTATCAACGTTTGTACGTCTGAATAAATCTGTAATTCTCGTTTCCGATCTGTACGGAATATCAAACGTTTCATTGATTAATTGGCCATAAACTTCACCCCTGTTATTGCCTAAATTTGGCGGATTGATTTCCTTTGCTTTTAAAGACAAAGAAACAACCCCTGATTTTTGGGTAATTAGTTTTTTTAATGCGTCTGCCTTTTCAACAATCATATCTTTGATTGATTTTTTTGCAACAGGTGCATTAACTTTTGCATTTTCTTTTATTGCATTTATTGAACTTTCAAGATCTGCAAATTTTACCTGTAATTCATCAGATTTGTTTGCAGATTTAATTGCATCCAATTCATTTGATAATTCAGATTTCATTGTTTCAACATCAACTGATGATGCAAAACCGTTTGTTTTTTCAGCAATTTTTGCCTCAAATTTTTCAATCACCTGTTCAGGTGTTAATGGTGTATTTTCCATTTTTTTAATTTTTAAATATTAATAATTTATTTTTATTTCAGATCATTTAATTTGTTTTCACTCCATACACGCATTGCCTCACCGCCCCATAATAAATATGAAATTGTGCCACATGCTTTTGTATCATTGGCATCATAATATGTTTTTGCCCTACTTAAATAAGCATAAACACGTTTTAATACATCCAATGAAAAACCACGTTTTGCCACAATATCTGTGGCCCTTTGTTTTCCAACATTGGTTGCACATTTGTTACCAACTGCACTGTTTAATTCAATCCCTTTTTTGGCATTATCAACCGCCTGTTGTGGGTAATCATTAAACGTTTGTTTGGTGTGAAAATAATCATCAAATCCACTCCAATTGAATGTTTGAATAATAGGTGTTTGTTTAACGGCCAATTGTTCTTTGTTGAACGGATCGGTGTTTGCAACATCAATTAAACGTGCATTCAAATATTTTAATTTCATTTCCAAATCATATAAACGTTCATCTGTTCCTTTGCCACTGGTAATGGCTTTCACAATGATATTCATTTGATCAGTTAATGATTTTTGTATTGTTTGTTTTTCCTGTATTGTTTTAAATACATCAATTGTGTTTGCATATTGGTTTGCACCAAATGTTACTGCGGATCCCTCCCACAATTTTAATTCCTTAATTTCAAAATATCCTGTTGATTGATCAGGATCATCCGCATCCTTTGTTTCAACTTCAATATAATTTGTTTTATCTGCAATGTACTGAAAACCAATACTGTGTTCCGTAATTATTCCATCCTGATAATCACGCAATGCATCATCACCTTTTGTTGATGTACCCAATTTACCAACCGCAAATAAACCTGTTTCATCCTCTTCTAATGATGTAAATTTACCAATTTGATGTTCCCAATCATGATGCCGTAAAAATGCAATTTGCCTGTTGGATCCTGAATTTACACCCCTATCATTCAAAGATTTTTTAAATGCACCCTTTCGGATCAAATCATTATCAGAATCAATTGTATCAAAAACAGATAAATAAATTGCCACCTCACGTGCAGATAAATCAATATCTTTTATTTGTGTTTTTGCCTGTTTTATGTTGTACGTTGAAAATGGTTTTTCCATAATTATGCAAATTTATATAACAAAATTAGTTAAATTTGTTCAAATATCTTAAAAAAAAATGACATGGCAAATGATTTTTGGACTTCAATATTTGGATGGTCTAACCAAAACACGGATAAATTCATGCAATATGTGAACAACACAAAACAAAGTTATTACGGTGTAAAGGATGCAGTATGGGTAGATACAAATAAACCTTTTGAACTGTATTTGCAGGTGCCTGAATTACGTACTGTTATTGATAAACGTGCATCAATGATGGCATCAGGATTGCCAGTTTTGAAAAATACTGATGGTGAAATTGTTACTGATCATCAATGGGTGTATGATCTAATCAGTAAACCAAATCCAACACAATCATGGGCGGATGTTATTTATTCATTATCAGTTAATGATGGATTGTTTGCCAATGCATTTGCGTATTGCCCAAAACGTTCATTTGATATACGTAATTTAATTGTGCCATTACCATCATCAAAAGTTAAATTAAAATTATCAGGCCGTTATTTGGATCAAATGGAAACAGGCGGAATGATACAAAATTATCAATTTTATTATGATGGCCGTAAATTTGAAACCATTGAAATTGATGATATGGTTTACATCAATACACCTGATGGCATTCATTTGGTAAATCCACGCAACAGAATTGAAACCCTGCGTTACCCATTATCAAATATCATTGCACAATACAAAAAACGTAATGTGTTGTTGGAAAATTTATCTGCCATTGGAATTTTATCATCAAATCAATCTGATTTGGGCGGATCACTCCCAATGGATCCTGCGGAAAAACGGCAAATACAAAAGGATTGGATAAAACGTAATGCAGATCAAATTGTAATTACTGAATCAAATGTTGATTGGACACCAATGAGTTATCCAACAAAACAACTGATGTTATTTGAGGAACTTGATGCAGATAAAATGGCAATCATTGATGCGTATGGTTTATCACAGTATTTGTTTTCATCAACAAAAGGTGCAACATTCACAAATGTTTTTGAAGGTATGCGTATGACCTATCAGGATACAATTATTCCTGAAACGGAACAATTATATGCAACACTTTCACATCAATTGGGCCTTACGGATCAGGGATTGAAATTATGTGCAGATTTTTCACACATTGCCGTACTGCAAAAGGATCAGGTATTACAATCTGATGCAATGGATAAACGTGCAAATGCAGTATTGAAAATAATTGAATCAGGTGTTGAATTGTCTGATGAGGAAAAACGTGCATTGTTGGGCATCAACAATACTGGATATTAATCAATTGGTTTTATTTCAACGTGTTTTTCCAATTCACGTATTGCAATTATAATATCATCAATGTTTAAATCTGTGTGATCAAAACAACCTTGAAACAATCTGATCAAATCAATTTGTTCCTGATGGTTTTCATCTATAAAATAAAATGCTTTCATAAACCACAATTACCTGAATCACATTCATTAAAATCATCATCAAACAATCTGTGTTGTGTTTTGAATTGTTTAATCTGATCATATTTAACACCTGTTTTAAATGTTCCTTTGCGTTTGCGTTCCTGTTCTGCAAACCATTCCATTTTGTTTGGTTGTTTATCAAACATGTGTTTCAATAATAATTCTGATCTCCACCAACAACCCACGCAATTATTCATATATGCAAAACGCACATTGGTATTCTGATCCCAATATTTATGAATATTATCTTTAAATATTTGATCATCAATTAATGGAAATTGTGGTTTACAATATGGCAATGTTACCCATTTGTTTTGGCCATTTGGATGTTTTTCAAACGTTGTTTTAACCTCTGTGAATCCATCTGCATTAACTTTGGAAATCATATTATTTGCACGGCTTAATTCATTTGCCCTGTATCCAAAACGCATATAAACAGGGTTTTTAATTTCATCATACATCCATTTTATTATTGGAAATGTTTTTAATTCTGTTGTACAATATCGTGCAATTTTGTTTGGCAAATATTCTGATTTGTATGTAATTGTTTCATCAAATGTTCTACCAGTAACCCACGTAATTTTTGATCCAATATGTTGTTCCAAATCTAACATTGTATAAATTATTTCATCCATTTCCAATGTTCCAATAAATTCACATCCAATTTTATCAGATACAATTTGCCTAATTTTTTTATCAGGAAACAAACATTTTTTATCATCTGTACGAACTAATGAAAACACATTGTAATCTGATGGATAATGAACGGCCATGTATGATGATGTTTTGCCACCGCTTAAACTGTTTACTGTTTTCATATTTTACGAATAAACACAAATTGTTAAATACTTTGTGATTGATGGGTACTGATCAACAGTAACACGGTAAACATTATGTGTGTGTTCCCATCCTTTATCAGATAATAAAGATGCATAAAATGATTCAATGTTTTCCCATGTTTGATGATCATCCAATGTTTCCATTTCATTTAAATAATCACCTGTTAAATCTGTTTGTTTTCCTTGTAAATTTTTTCTGATGGCCCAATTAATGTTTTGGTACATTCTTTTTACATCTGATAAACGTGTTGAATTTTGCATTTTGTTATTGTTTTATGTATTAATATACCGCAATATACAAATTAAATTTATATAAACAATATATATCTGTTAAAACTTACCCCAACCTGATTTGATCATTGCGTTCATGCATTCCTGTTCAATGTACATCATGTATTTATGAAACCCTTTAAATGCCTGAATCAATCTGTTTATTTGTTTTCCTTTCATTTACTTTCCTTTCCTTTCCTTTGTTGGATCATGTTAAATTATGTTTAACACATGTTAATCACATGTTATTTATCCAAATAAAATTCATGTGATTGTTCAATAATCAACGTATCCTGCACAATTGATCCATCAATATTTTTTTCAACAGGTTTGCAGTGATCCAAAATGTAATTGAATTGGATCATCAACAGGATCATACACAGGCCCATTGCCAGTATGGCCCAATGAACAGGATGCCAATTTTCGTTTTTCATGCCATAAATATAATGAAAAAAAAATGCAGGTATTTTCCAACCTGCATAAAAAACACCATGTTCACTATGAATAAACTGATGGTTTTTTAAACCCTTACATGTTACAAATATAACGTTTTTGGGCCTTTAACGTAAATGTTTGAACAATGATTGAATGAACATTGATAAACCTGCAATGCAATCAGGTGCATCATCATTTTTGTTTTTACCCTCTTTACTGAATGATAAAACATTATCAATAAACCTGATTGATTGTGGCACATCATAACGCACAAAATTAAATTTGTTTAATACAAATGCAGATTGCATAATGATCCGTGTAATTTTATTCTGTGTATTGGCTACCTGTAACACACGTGTTTTGGTGTTCCGTTGTAATTCACGTGCAAACATTGCACCCATACTGTTTGATTCAACACGGCAATAATTGGCCTGCCATTTATCCAACATTGATGCAACCATTGGTATTGTAATATCAGTGTTTGATTTATCAAATACATAATCAACAATGTAAACCTGATCACCTACAATGGCCCCAATGGCACATGCAGTGTAATCATTTCCTGTATCTGAAACATCAACATACCCAATGCAACCCTCAATTTTGTTTTTAACTTCATCAAATTCATCAGGATCAACAATGTTTATTTCACCAAATAACATTCCTTTCAGATCCATTGGTTGTTGTTGGTATTCTGCCAACCAAATTTCCTTTGCAGTTTTTTTCCGTTTATCCAAATATTCTGCGGTACTCATAACCGCACTGCAAAATGATTCATCATTTTCATCCAATGCCTGCACCATAATGGATTTATCATATGCACCATCCGCCATTTGGTATCCAATTACATCATTTACAACCCAACGTGTGCCAATATCAATGCGTTTGCATCCTGTTTCAAAACGTGAATCATGTGTTGCCTGTTTCCACTGGATCACACGTGCATTCATATTATCATTCAATGCATCATCAATGCCCCTGTACAGATCATCAGTAATGGCCACCTTTGATGCACCAAATCCAATGATTGTTCCGCCTACACCTGCACCAAAATAACCAACCTGTTTTGATTTGTTGGTGTTCCATCCTTGTAAATTTGCTTTGTCAGATGATAAACATACATCAGGAAATATTGTTGCAAATTTTTCTGATTTAACAATATCACGCACATCATATGAAAATTTTGTGTACAGTGTTGCCGTACATGTGTTCCGCATTACTGATTCTGTTGGATGATTACCCAGTACCCACGCACAATAAATTGATGTGATATATGATTTACCTGCACGTGGCGGTAATGAAACAGATAATGATTTTATTTTATCATCTGAAATATCCTGCATTGCATCTGCAACCTCACGTAAAAATCCACGATCTGCAAAAAATTCTGCATCATAAAACAAACAGAATTGCCAAAAATCACGTTTGCACAATTCATAATACAGATACAAATTGATTAAATCTGTTTTATTTTTTGTCATTTTTTAGGTGTTCACGTATTTCATCCGTTGTTAATGCAGATAAATCAGGCCTGTTGGTTTGTAAATTAACATCCTGCCTTTCAACATATCCACGTGAACGCATTTTGCATTTCATGTAAAATATTGTTGCCGTTGTATTTCCATCCTGAATTTGATTGTACAACTGTGATTCAACAAAATCATGGGCCTGTTCCGCAACATCATTTACCTGTTCCGCATAATCAGGATCATTGTTGTACCAATCATAATGTGTTGATCTATTGATACCAACAGTTTTACATGCGGTTGATACAATACCCAATGATGCAACCAATGCATCAATCATTGCACCCTTTTTTATGGTGTTGGATTTTGTTGGTTTTTTGGCAACACGTTTAACCTTTTGTTTAACAGGTTTTTTATTTGTTGATATTGTTTTTTTCTTTGTTGCCATACAGTTTAAAATATCAGATTTACCAATAAAATTATACCTGCAACCATTGCAATACGTATAAATGTTAATTTTAAACTTGATGGATCAATTAAATACAATTTAAATGATGCATGTGTTGCATGCGGTAAAAACAAATGAATAAACCTATCAATGCAGAATAAAACAAACATTACAGGCAAAAATGCCACACCTAATATTTTTTTATACATTGGCATTTTTTTAATTCGTTTTGCCCTCTCGTTTTTGATTTCATCAATTTTTTTATCAAATGAATCATCAACTTTTTTTACCTTTGTTGGTTTTGCTTTTTTCATTTCTTTAATTGTTTTACGTGTTAAACTTCGTTTTTCGGATCTGTTCATTTTACAAATATAATAAATTAGAAAATGGGATGCATTTTATGGCATCACAACCATATGCACCCCATTCACATAAAACATAACCTTTCAAATTTACAATATTTTTTATTTAAAACACGTTTAATGCGGTGAAAATGGTTTTTTGTGTATTACACCCACATCATCAATTAAACCTTTTAAATAGGCATCAAATGCCCTCTGCATTGATCCCTTGTTTGTTCTGCACATCACATTGTTGATGCGTTCACTGTATTCAATTAAATTAACATTGTTGTTTGC